AGTAGCAATCGCCTGTTGTTCAGCGGCAGTAAGCTCCAAGTACGAGCGCCCACTGATAGCCAAACCTGCGTTATACTCAGCCTGGGCAAGGTTCGCTTTTTTTCTTCTGATTTCCAGAAGTGCACCAACTGCGTTTAACCGCTCTTGCTGAACAAGATCCTTGTCGTTGGCTGCCAGTAAGTTCGCCTGAACAATTTCAGCTTTTTTCTGCGCTAGGTTCTTTCTTTCCAGAACGTGAACTTGGGCATTGGAGACCGTCAAGTTTTCGCGCTGTGCTCCGCTTAACTCCCTGATAGCCATCCTCGCTTGGATAGTCGAGGCTCTTGCACTCCGCAGCATAGCCTCGGCTTCTCTACCCGCAAGTGCATAATCTGATAAGGACAGCTTTGCTGCGCTGTAGCTCTTGTTAAGGTTGCCTTGTGCTGAAGTAAGACCTTTTATTTTTTGGGCTAGCTGGGTAATCTCAGCTGAGGAAACATCGGAAGACTGTGTGAGGACCCTTCTAAGATTCTCCGTGGCAGACATAATGGCCTGAAGACTTGCATCAAGGCTCCTCGCGTCTACTATGAGTTCGATTGCTGTAGTCATTTCGCGCTATTTTTTTCCGTGTAGTTCTTCAAGTAAGCGTCATCCAGTTCTTCTGTAAACCTGATTAGCTTGATAACTTGATCTAACTTCAATTGAAACTTTAAGCCAATATAAGCCGCGATTTCTTGATACGTTATAGGCTGAGGCCCTGACATATGCCACTGCCGTCTCCGGTGTAAGTCCAAAAAGGCTCTGTAATAGACCTGGAGCAGGGGGCTCAGCCTAGGCCTCAGTGAGGCGCTCTTTCCCAGCTTCACCCCCTTCTTTCTCAACTGATCCAAGAAAGCAGAAGAGTTACTCCAGTTCAGACTGTATAACAGAGCCTGGACTAATTTTTTACTTCGGCCTCCTCCACAGCGGCCCGGTAGTTATCCAACTTGGAGGCTTCCTCAACCACCAATCTCCGAAAATCTTTAATTTGCAATAACTTTATAGCGTTGTCTTTACTGTAAGCCAAAGGTTTCCCTTTAAAAGATAAGCCTTTAAAGCCAACCAGAATAGTCTCAGCCAGTACTCTGCACATGATCTCATTGTCCAGAGCCTTCTTCTTGTCCTCTGGCAAAGTTTCAAGCTCGGCCCCTTGCTCTTCATACTCCGCCAAGATACACCGGCTAAAATTCGTATTGTGTAAGCGAGCCACAGTCATAGAGGCGTCTTTTCCCAACTTAACTTCAACCCCCTCACTCTCCTTCTTTACATCTACAGCATACATCTTAAAAATATCCACCATCTTCATTCCTCCGGTTAAGTCAACTATCAATTAAGTCGCAACAGCCACCGATGCGCCGAACCGATCAATAGCGATCATTCGGTCTGTGACGGTATTAGGTGCAACTGCTGTAAACGGCACGCTCATCAAAACATCCTGATCCTTGGCACCGGCCATGACGTCAGGGACATTGAGCTTTACGTTTGCAAAGGTATAGGCATAGCCATTACCGTCTGCATCAACTACAGGAATAGCTACAGAAATCAACTGATCGGCAAGGGCTGCATCATAGACACTTCCGGTCACAAGATATATCTCAAGTGTACCGGTCATCGAAAAAGTGCCAGCACCCAGACCTATGGCCCCCAGGTTACCCAGAGCTTTCTGCTCACGGAGCTTACCGTCAATATTAATGGACGCTTTTGATATGTAGGCACCGCCTAGGATGCTTGACCCGCCTGAGTCCCGTACAAGAATGTTACCTACCCCAGTCACACAGGATGATATCCCATAAGCCTCAGCTGCGGATTCTGTAGTAGAAAAGCCAGTAACGCCAGCGCGAACAGCGCTCTTGCCCACGGTAGAAAAACTACCGGTTAGCACAGACCCGGTGGTAAAATCCAAAGTCATTGAAGACACTCCCCGCCCCGTATGCATAAAAAACTGCCCGATGTCGTTAAACTGCTTTTCAATAGAGAAAGTCCTCATGGTCGCAGTACCGTTTGTTATGCGCGTTGAAGAGATCAAAACAGTGGCAGTAGGCCCCTCGTCATCCAACAGCGGAGTCCCTGAGTCAACAGTGATTACCGCCGAGGAAACAGTGTCAATCAGATAGTAACCATCGTTACTATCAGAATCCTTCACGCTAAACCACTGGTTTGCGACCAGTCCAGTAAAGTCACCAGAGGTGCCTGTAATTGTTCCTGCACCTTGGTCAAAAGTCAAGGTCAAGGACTTAACACCCCCAGTCCCATATTCACTGAATGTATTACGGAGTAAAGCTTCAGTGAATGGATCATACTCATGATACTGTGCCTCAAAGTTGAAGCCGCCCCCCGCTGAGGCGTCCGTGATAACAACGTCAGCTATCTGCGCAGTTGAATTAATCTCAGCAGACTCCCCTTGAGAGAAGGAAAAGCCTAAGCTCTCGCCCTTGTGCCTAAGCGCTTTGGGAGCGCCTACGGCCACGACACCAAATGCCGCTTCTTCTTTATATGCAAGGTTAGATGATGATGTGGATGATTGTGAAGTACCTGTAGTCATAGTAAATCTCCTTCTAAGTTGGGGTCAATTCAAAGAAAAAATTAGCAACAACCGTTTGGCTGCGCCAGTCCTTGCCCTCCACAAGGGAAAGCACGGAAACATCACGGAATACTATCTCCCCTACGTTGATTGCAGCAAATATCCCAGCCAACTTGTCAACGACTCCCATTCTTGTTTTTGCCCCTACAGAGAATGGTGTAAACATGTTGACCTCAACTTCACCGAAACCCCGTTTCGGCGGGTTGGCACCGAGCATCCCAATCTGTACAACTCGGGTAGGATTCACTCTCAAGGTCACAAAGGGGGTCCGCACATTTGGGTCTCCAAGGTCTGGCTCATCGTGTCCTTCGATGAAGTAAGACAGGTGGTTGGCCCAATTAGTGATAAAATGTCCGTATATAGCTTGGCGAGCCTCCTCCCAAGTTTTCATAGGCCAAACCCCGGATTAGTTAATTGCCCTGGTACAATTGATCTGAGTGCCTGTTGTTGTGTCTCCGTCAGCAGTCCAAAAGAGGATGCCGTGGTAGAAACCCTCTCTACCATGTGCCCAGGGTGATTTATAGGGCGCAAGAAATCATTTGTATTCTCTTCCAGATACTGGATATAAACGGAATTGTCAAGGCTTTCAGCGGCGTTGCATAAATGAGTTCTGTACTTAAGGTAGGTCATGGACAGACTCATAGAGTTTCGACGAACAGACATCATTATTGCTCTTGGGTCACCCTTAGAAACCGCAGGGCCATAAGGCGTATCCCACTCGTGCTTTACTGCCGCTCGTGCAGAGCGGTCAGGAGCGGCAGCCGTCTTTAATCCGTGGTTCACTGACCAATCAGACCCATTAATACTGACATTCCAATTGGCAACGGCGTTGCCAGACCACTGAGGAGTTTCAGTAAGCAGCCTATGAAACACTGCGGTAACAAAGCCCCTGTAAACTTGGTTCGCCTCAAGTTCCATATTGACTATGGCAGCCTCCAATTTTTTTATGAACACGGGAACATTCGAAAACCGTATCATGTCTCGATTCCCAAATTCATCGCAGCAGGCCTGATAAGTAACTCCCAACTTCCAGCTCCGTCGCTTTGTACTGCTAAAACTTTATAATCAATGCTGCTGACTTGTACTCTGTCGTTGCTTTTCGGCGTCGCCACAGCCTCGGCATTTATAGTCAGCACTTTATCGCCGTCTTGAAACTTAGTTGCTGCCTGAGTCATGTATCTATAATTCGACTGATACCGTTCAACAAAAGCATCAATGTAAACAGGGGCCTCCGCGCCGGAGGAGTCAGTGACTGAGTCGTAAACGCCGGAGGACGCCACGTATGTAACTGGGAGAAGCGCGGAGGCCCCTAACTCGGCGACATACAGTGTCTTATACTCGCCGGACTGCGTCTCAACATTAAGGACTCGAAAATAAACCCCGGACGGAGACAGCAAAATCTGATCGCGAGCAGCACTTTCTGTTAAACCAATATATACATTATACACATTAAAGACTTGTGAGGATACCCCCTCTTCCCTCTGCTCTTTACGGAGAGACTGCGCACCATACAACTGATAAATCTGTGCATACTCCTCAAGGAACTCCTTGGCGGACCCCAACGTAAACAAGCCGTCTGACGGGTGGAGAACAGCGTGCTCGCGAATCACATACTCATCAAAGAAATCCTTAACACAACGTCCTACAATGTATACTTGCCCGCCTATAGCCACAGCCCTTCGTGTAGGAACTGTGATGACTGGGGCAGAGCAGGATCTGCGCCAACTGGTCAAGCTGTCACGCTCAGTGCTATCATACTGGTCAAGTTGGCAGGTAAAGAGTGTGGCGCTGGAATAAGCATCAGTCGCCGTCAGTTTGTCAAAATACTGGGCAGCGTCATATATGTCCACGCTACACCCCCGTGATGGGGTCAAAGTCGGGAGAAGATATAACCATAAGACCTGGCTGGAATACCGCTGGCGCCTCCGTGCCTTTGTACATGGCATAGGCAATCGCGAGAGTCCGGCGGTATTTCTGGAAGTCTGAGGTTACCTGCCAAAGCACGGTGGCTCGATCCTTCTTGAGCGAGACCTTGCTGTCACTGATGAAGGTTGGGGACAGCTCAGGCAACGCAGTCAGCGCCTTGAACGACACAGCATGAGCAGAAAACAACCTCACCGCGTTGTAGAAGTTCTGCGCCGCAGTGGTGATAGACAAAGAGCTATCAACCAAATCGAGGTAATCTGCATCGAGGTCAGCACTAATCTGGGTCAACTCTGAGCGCAGCGCAAGGTCATAGATTTCCGACGCCAGCGTGGCATCAGGAAACACGCGACTGGAAACTCCCAGGACAGCTCTGACGCTATCATATGAGGTGTAATTGCTAAGCAAAGATAATCACCCCGGCCTGCAACTGCGCAGTAACCCAGTTGGACCTTTTCACAGGCACTCCGTGGTCAGTGGGGATAGCTATGCGCTGGAAGGGTTCATACTGGTTACTCTTCACTGCCTTGACCAGAATAAATTCGGCCAGGGGCGGGACTGCCGCCGGGGTGGTTACTTCTGGGGTGGGAGCGGAGATTGCCGCCACTTCCTCCGCTACCTGGGCGGCTACGTCTTCGAAAGTCTTTGGGGTCTTCTTGGTTCTTCGGGTAAATGCCATGGTGATTGTCTCCGCTGGGGTCAGTGTATCCCTCAAACTCAAAGCCTGCCGCAGCCTGTTAAGGCTGCGGCTTCCCTTGTCGGGAGGGCTTTGGTTAAGTCTCGGACAGGGTGAGAGAGAGCACGTCAAAGGCGTCATCCCACAATCTGTATGCAATGGAAGCTGAGTCCACGCGAAGCATGCTGGAGCGCCGCATTACAAACTGTTCCACGGCGCTGTAGGCCGCAGCAGTGTTGCGAACGCGATGGATAGCGTTGCTCCCCTGGAAGCCCATGATGGTGTTTGCCGGCCAGCCCTTGCCGGGCTCGACGATGAAAAGCTTCAAGTTCGACAGCGTTCGGTTCACCAAGGAAAACTGCGGGACTAGGGCGCCCGGCACGAACTGGTTGGTGTTGGTCGTGGACAGAGCGGCCTCGATGGCAAAACAACCCGCCAGGTCGGTGACCACCCAGTCGATCTGACGGATGTAGTAGTTGTTCACCAACCAAGAGACCAGCGCCTTCTTGGTCACAGCACCAGCTGCGACGATGGTGCTGTCATAGGTATCGGCCTTCGTCTGGGAGAGCGCGGACTGAGCCATATCGGTATCACCATTCAGCATCCCGATCAAAAACTCATAGGTCTTGGCGTTGGCTTCCACCTGGAACTGACGAGTCAAGGCCATATTGACGAAGTCGAGCGTGGTGCTTTGCAACGCCTGATCACTCACCTCCATGCCGATGCTGGTAGTCAGCAGGCTCTTGGAGCTGTCAGCCGATGTGATGGAGAGCATCAACTGTGGCTCGGCGAGCTGGGCAATAGCGCGAGCACGGGCAGCCTCGGCGCGGGCCAGGCTGATGACCGGCCACTCAAAGCGATTGCCGGTGATCGATGTGTCGACGCCGATCATCTGCTCGAAAAGGTTGACATCGAGCATCCGGTTCTTCTGCATGGCGTCCTCGACCATCTCCAGAATCACAGCTGGGTAGAGGATACGAGAAGCCGGGTCAGCGTCGAGTACGTTGGCAGCACCACTGAACTCGCTCTTGCCGTCGAGCATGTTGCCGATGGTGGGGGAGCGCAAGCCGAACTCGCGGTTCTTGCCGACGATCAGGCCGGAACTGGCGCAGAGCTGGTCAAACGCGCTGGAGGTCTCAGAGTTGGTCGGGTACCGGCGGTTGATCAGCGCAGGCACAGAGATGCCTTCGTTTACCGCCTCTTTGTAAAGCATGGGCGACAGCTTGATTTCCTGCTGTGCCCCATTTTTATCTAAAATAACAGCCATGGTTTTATCTCCTTGTTTCTTTGGTTTAAACTTCGTTAACCCGCTCGATGAGGCAGGTATCGCCTACAGCACCGGCGTCGCCTAGAGACACTACCCGCCAGGCAAACATACTGTTGCGGATGTTGATCCCGACATTGGCCGCATTGAACGTACCAACGATTGCGCTGCCCGGCTGCTCAGTCGCCTTGCAAACCTTGGGATTTGGGGCAGCAGAGGTAAGCGCGGTGAGTAACGCAGTAACAGTCCCACAGACAACGTAGTCGCCAACAGCAATAGTACCCGTACCGGGCGAAGCCTGCAAGCCATCGCAGATTGCGGAAATCTGGCCTGTGGTCTTGACGCTACCTATGGTGTAGCCGTCCTGGGTAGCAGATTCAAGGCTGACGATCTGGGCTTCAATCTGCTCGCCCGCGGCGCAGAGCGCATACCGGGCATCGCCAACAAGTCGAACGAGCTTGAACTGCTCAGTGTCGGTATATCTTCCCTCTGCTGTAGCCGCCGTTCCAAGCCTGCAAGTAATTGCGGCATGGGTCGGGCGGGGTGCATCCATCTGAAACTTTGCCATGACTTATTTCTCCTTTACATTGTTATTTCTAAGTGTAGCAGACTCAAGGGCTTTTTCCAGCCGACTCTTCGTCGGGAGCACCTCGTCTTCTGTTTCTTCACGAGAGGCAGCAATGCCACCTACTTTAAAGGCTTCAACAACCCGAGTCGCCATAGCCCTATATACAGACAGCAGCGCCGCTGGATCGCTCTCAGCTAACTTTTCGTCCCTGGACCCACCTAAGGTGATGATCATGTTATTTGTAACCTCAGCAAGCGCCTCCTTCAGGCCAACAAGCGCCTCGACCTGCTTGGCAAGCCCTGCGGTCTCAACCTTGGCGGCAATCAGTGCCTCGTCCTTTTCCTTCAGCTGGGTGCTGAGGTAGGTGACTGTGCCTGCGTCAGCAGCCGGAAGGTCAGCTTCAGTAGGGGTCGGGGTGTTGGTTTCAGCTTCCGGTTTAGTCTCAGTAGAAGCCGGGAAGTTGGTTTCAGCTTCTGCCGCCCCAGTTGTAGCGAGCGCCTCAACGCCAGCCGTGGCAGCAGCAATAGCTGCTGCTCCCAAATATCTTTTCTTCATATCTTGCCCTCCATTTGTGGCGGTACGGGACTTAATCGCCCCAAAAACATCTTCAAAATTAGCTATACCGGTTACGAGCCCGGCATCCTGCGCCTGTTTGCCTATAAACTCTTTGCCGTCTGCCATCCGTGTGTCACACGCCTGATAAGATACTCCCAGATACCCCGCGACACTCTCTACGAACACGCTATAAAGGTACTGGGCTTTTTCTTGAAGATCATCAAATGCCTTCCCGGACAGCGGCTCAGAAGCGTTGGCAAGCTGTTTAAATGTACCTGCGCGAACAACGGTTTCTTTCACGCCCTCCTTCTCTGCCATCTTCGAGTACTCAACGTGCTTGATCACGACACCTATGGAGCCAGTCATAGCAACTGCGCTTGCATAGCGTTCATGTGCAGGTGCTACCAGCCAATACGCAGCGCTGCACATACATGAACTGGTGTATGCTGTAACCCGCTTTATCCTTGCAGCCCGTTCAACGGCGACAACTGCATCAAGAACACCGTTGACAGCCCCGCCCCCAGAAGATACATCAAGAACTATTTCCTTAATTGTTTCATCTGCGGCAGCCAGATACAGAGCGTCAATGATTTCACTGTAGGCAATTAGCCCCACGTACCTGTTGTACCAATTATCAGTGTTTACTAAGGTGCCATGGACACTGATGACAGCAATGTCATCAACAATGGCAAGAATTCGATTAGACCGCTCTGAATCATCATCATCATCGTCCTCTTCTGAGTGGCAGGCCTGCGGCGGTTGCTGACTAAGTGCAGAAATGTAGACTTCCCAGGACTCGTCGTTTCCTGCCCACAGTGTACTGTACGATTTTCTTTTCAAGTTAGGCCCTCTCGCCGTAGTTTGTGGTCACTATCTTTATTATATTCGCATTTGTCAAGAACTTTTTTCGTCACGAGGCGCATCTCCCTGCAAATCTTGCTCAAGTGCGCCCGTGTTGCTCTCCGGTGCCTTGGACTCCAACTTGTTGAACTGAAACATTGTCCCGGACAGTTTCGGGGCACCAGCCGGCTGCAAAGTACCAGTCAACATCAGGGAAGCCTCGTTATCAGAGGTCATGCCCAGGCTTAATTGTTCCAAAATACGGGACTGCTTCATGCTTTTGAATGCTTCCAGCTCACTTTCAGGCCTAAGATCCGGACTGCCGTAACGGAACTCAACCACAGCATCAATTCCATAGAGGCGGACGCAAAGGGTGAGGGCGCGGGAGTATATTTCGTTGAGTTTATAGACGAGGGCGCCTTCGACGGTCTTGAGATACAGCATGGCCTGGTTTGAAGCAATGTTGCTCGACCCGACCGATTCGTGCCCCAGAATCGCAGGCATCGTCTTGGCGCCGGCCGCCAATTTTCCGTTTAAGATCGAGGAGAAAATCCGATACTCGTCACTGAGCGTCGTGTTCCCGTTATTCAGATAATCAACCTCTAAGATATCCCAGACAATCAGCGCGTCTTCTGGGTTCAGGCCGTTGATCAACGTCTCTACCTGAGACAGCGCTCTGTTCTGGTAGGCCTCCAGCGCTTCCGGATCGGTACGGATATCGGAAGGTACGGACGCCAGCCACTTCTCGTGGTTGAGCGTGGATTTAATCCGTGGTGATATCGCTCTCCTAAACACACGGCGCAGGTCATTGGCGAATGCCTGGGAGGCGATCATCGGTTGGATGCAGGATTCCACCGGGCTGTCTGCATACGCCGTGCGTAGGCTCTGGTCGAGGCTGACGTAGAAGAAGGTTGGAAAGTCGAGAGAAATTTCCTCGCCGCCTAACGACTGGAAAGGGATCTTGCGCTTCTTCTGGTACTTGAATTTAATCGTGTCGACAGCTATCGGCATGAGAGCTTCCGGCAGCCTTGCCTTGTTCAACACAACTTCGAGAGAGCACGCGCCGAGCAGGTACAGCTCCTTGCCAAGAGACTCAGAGTTCGAGCGGATGGAAGGATATGCCGAGTACCCGCCATCGGTAGGCCCGAGCAGGTCAAAGCGCCGACACAGTTCCTGGACCAGCTGAGTGCCCTGCTCGTTCAAGGTTCCGTCGAGATTGCGGCTAAGGACAGTATAATGTTCCGGGATGCCCACCCGGTTGAACGCGGCAGCTGCCGCAGATAAGTCTGGTGACGCTTTTGAGAGCGAGCGCAGGGTCGCTGACGTTGTCTGGCCGAAGCGCAACGTTTCAATGTCAGTGTTCGCCAGCCGAAGGTCGTCTTGGGTAAGAAAGGTATCAGGCGACTGTGAAGCTGATCGAAGGTAGGTTGGGATCGAAGCAGAAGATCGAGCTTTGGGCGGAGGTGGCATCTCGACAACAGACGCAGCAAAGTGTAAACCCTCCGCCGATGCACCTCTTGCCTGAAACTTTGCCAACAATTCTTTTATCATAAGTATCCCTTATAAGCAGAACAAAGTTTTGTCAAGCTAAAATTTATAAAGTTTTTACCCAGCGGGACACGCCGCAGTCATATATTCTAAAAAGTCTGTTCTTCGCGCAGTTCTCTTCCTCAGTCAGCGCAGGATCAAAATTGCCAAAAAGCTCTCCCAACTTGTGTTTTTGGAACAACTGCCGGCTCAAACGTTTGGTCTGCTTAACGTAGCTATACCCTGGGGCGGAATAACCAGCAAAAGTAAAGCCTGTAGCCTCATACAACCCTCCTTGGCTCCAGCGCCTGTCCGCATAGGATATAAGATTGTCCCCCCGCCCAGCAAAATTCTTAGCAAAGAACGCGAGTAACCTCCCCGCACCACCGATGACTCTTCCCTGGGAAGCAAACCTAAGAAGCTCCCAGTCGTGTAACTTGCTGTACCTTGGCCGCCCGAAAGTAGCTACGGCCAACAGATCATCAGCGTGAGTGAGGCCGATGAGGGCTGCCCCCGGCCTACCACTGCCTTGTAAGTGGTGTTTGTCAAGAAATGGTTTAGCCTGCAACCAGTTAATTTCTCTTACTTCACACTTTCTGGCATACACAGTCTTTAGGAGGTGTGGAGCCAGAATACTGGTCAGTCTGAGCTTCACAATCTCCTGTTTCTCCTTCCATTCATCTTCGAAGATGTGTATCAACCTGTACCCTAGGGATTCCACCAGTTTTGTTTTGCTTAAGTGATATTCTTTCTTTTTGCCAACTGCGGAAGAGTGCCAATACACACCGTTGTACTCTACCGCCACCCGCTTACTGTGGATAACCATGTCCAACTCTGCACCACCCATCCCAGGCAACGCGCTGTTGCGTCCTTTATTCACCTGTAGCCCTAAGCTTTCTACGAACTCTCGAACCGCACGCTCTCCCGCAGATGTGGCTTTGCTGCACTTTGGACATCCAGAGCCCTGTAGGTGGTTATTGCCTCGTACCTTGAAACTCCCGTGGATTGGGCATGTAACCACTATTCCTTGCTTCTGCCCCTTGTATGCCTGCTCTGGATACTCGTATCTATCCCCGTGCACTCTCCTCGCACGCTCTTCGAAGGCGGGCACGGACAACACCATGCCGGCCAGGTGACATCTTTTACAACCATTTCCGGCTAGATGTGCACTTGCAGTCTGCACAAACTCTCCGTGTGCGGGGCACGTGATAGCTACTTTTTGCCCAAAGTGTACAAAGTCTTGTTTTTGGTAGACATAAGAGCCACCGTGCACTCTTTTAGCTCTCTCAAGGAATATCTCCCATGAAAATCGACGGGACTCATCCGCACACTCCTTACACCCCTGCCCGGCCAAGTGAGCGTTTGCTGTCTGCACAAACTCTCCGTGTGCGGGGCAGACTATTTTCAGCTTTGATTTGCTATTGACATATCCTTGCTCAGGGTAGGTGTAAGCCGGGCCATGCACTGCTTTGGCTTTTGTGATAAACCCCACTAAGTTGGATCTAAGGGCTTCCCCTCTACTCTCCTCGAAGCAGGCCGGGCACCCCCCACCACTCAAGTGGTTCCCTGGGGTCTGTAAAAAACCCCCATGCTTTTGGCACTCGATGGTTAGTTTCGTGTAGCTGTTTAGGTAGGGCTGTGCTGGGTATCGGTACTTGTCTCCGTGCGTGGCTCGGGCCTTCTCTATGAACCCCAAGAGTCCCATCCTCCGTTTCTCATTGTCACACGACTTGCACCCGCCCTTATTGACTATGTGCCAGTAGGGCGTTTGGTAAAATTCTCCGTGGTCTGGGCATAAGATTGTTACTTTCGTATTCTGGGAGACGAACTTTACCTTCGAGTAGTCATATGCGTTTTCGTGCACAAAGCTAGCCTGCTGGACAAACTCTTCCGTGCACTTGACTGCTGAGTTTGCCACCCGTGCACACGTAGGGCACCCGTGGCCTTTGTTTACATGAGAGTGTGCCCACTGTGTGAACGTCCCATGCTCTGGGCAAACTATATCTACTTTCGCGTGTATTTCACTGTAGCTCTCTTCGACATACGTATACTTACCGCCGTGCTTTTTATTTGCCCTTCTCTCGAACTCTGCAAACGTCTGCCTCTTTGCCATGAACATTCTCCAAGAACTCGTCTACCGCCCGGCGGATCAACTCTGCCACAGTCAGGCCAGTGTCACCTGACTGTGCACGAAGCTTCTCCATCTGCTGGCCGGTTAAATGGAAGTTTACTCGTTTCATGGTCATAACATACACACCTTTCTGGTCTGCGTCAAGCTAAATTACTCTCCCAGGCTATAGACTGCCATCGTTACGGTCTCGCCGTACCCTTTTGCCCCGTCAATCTCAACATAAGCTTGCAGGCACCAGTCCCCAGCCTCACTGAGGTCAGTAGCCTCAGTCGTGTACTGGACCTTGGTAGACTCCACAATTGAGGCGTCCCACAGCAAAGAACCTCTGCCGGGCCTCTTCGCCCGTATCTTCGTGGCAGTAGCACCAGCGAGGGCTATCCCAGTATCCAACGTAATTTCGACTCCCACTTGTCCAACATATATCTTACTCATTAGAGTTCCTCAAAGTTGAGTAGGGAAGTATCAGCGAACTGCATAGTCACGGCGCTGGCCGCAGATATCGTCAGAGATACGGCGCTGGCCGCAGATATCGTCAGAGATACGGCACTGGCCGCTGCGAATTTTTCTCGAAAGATATTACTCGTGAGCGTACCCAGCAGCCCTCTGGTCACCGCCAGTGCTGCACGCATAGTACCAACCACCCCTGGTCCTGGGTAGGCCCCGCCAGATACTATCCCCCAGAAATTCATTCTGCCCTCTTCCGTGTCGTAACGTCTGCAACCGATGTAAACATGGCAGTTACTGTGAACGCCGGGGTTGTGCCGTCGTCCTTGTAAAACACTGTATCTCCCGTGTCCTCATTTACTGTCATCTTGTTTTTGAGTAACCAACCAAGAATCCGCAGGCGGTCTTTAATACCGTCGGTGGCCAAAGATGTACTGTCAACGAACGCTTCATTTAAGGCCGACTGCACTTGGGCAAGAACATCAGCAGTTGATATATCATTAAGCGCGGTAAAAGATGCACCATCCTCGGTCGCTGGCATTGCATTATCGGTCCCTCGCATATCCAAGTTGGTGGTACATGTATTCACCCCGGCTATTGTGTCGGTCACCACCACATAATCAGCGGCAAGGATTGTGCGAGCCTCAAACTCGGCGACCGTGGGGATATCTGCAATCCCGGCGTTATCGGGGGGCGTGTAGTCAACGTCTGCCAACCTCGTGCTGACTGCTGCGTCGAGATTAGCCACTACAAGTCCAGATACTCCGGCTGCCGTTGGTGTTGCTGCGGTAGCCGCTGCCGTTACCGAAGCTATCATCGCCGCCGTTAAGTCACCGTTGGTGGGTGCATTGGTCAGATTGGTTATTGTCCCAGCAGTGATATTAGTTGGGGTGGCAAATCCAGTTGCTGTTATCCATGCGGAATCACCCCGATCACGGAGAGCCTCAAGACTGTCTGTTACAGTGTCGAATGTTGCTCCTTTTATCCCTGTCAGCGTCGATTCCAGTGCCATGGTGACCGGAGCGTTAGTTAAATCTGTAACCGTCCCTGAATCCACAATAACATGCTGATTTGCAGCCAATTCAAACCCAGTTTTATCCGACACCGTCACCGAAGTCGCTGTGAGCCAATTCCCTTGGTTCGTCTGCAGTTCCCCAGTATCAGCCAGAATCGCGGTGATACTGACATTATCGGGTGCCGTGTAATCAGCATCAGCCAATCTACTTGTCACGGATGCATCCAAATAAGCAGCCCCCATTGTAAGGGGGTTCGCCACAAAATGCTCAACTTCGATATCATCCATTGTCGCGTGGGTAGCCCGGACCACAAGAGGCCCAAGCGTGCCAATGTCCACAGAAGAAAGATCCACGTAATACCAACCACTGCCTGTCTCGGATAGTACTGTTGCCCCGGCCTCTGGGTTAGCAAAAGCCGCTCCGTTTTTTGAGATTGTCACTGCCGGGTCAAGGCCTGTTGCCGCCGAAACATGGTCTGCCGAGAGGTATCCTTTCA